CCCGCTCGCTGCGGCCCCGCGATCGATCAAGCTGCGGCATATACCCGGGGGTGGGGGCGGCGATCCCCGTCGCCGGGTCCGGCTGCTCGAATTGATCCATCGCCGGCACCAGGGTGTCGGGATCGAAATCGAAATCCTCGAGCGCCATCGCGGCGTCCCCCAGCAGATTCCGCCTCCTGGTGCTCGTCTCGAACTGGAAGATGTTGTATTTGAACATGTGGGCGACATCGCGGAGAAAGGCCTCCACCTGCCGCCCTTCCTGTCGGAGCTCCGGGGTCATCGCCTCGTAATACTTCTGGATGGTATCCGCCCCCGGCATCTGCCGCAATTGCATCAGCGCCTGGAGATTCGCCACCCCGGTCTGTTCATCATGCTCGGTGCACATCTGCCGATAGGTCTCGAGCACCAAGGAGAGCACCGTGGGGTTGGGACCATCATGCTTCTTGTAGGGCTCCCGATTCGGGGCGCCAAGCTGATCGATCGCGATCTTCTTGCCCGGTCGCTGCGGATCGAACGCCTGTTGGAAGGTCCGACTCACCGATCGCTTGTCAAATTCCGTGTCGGGGTTGGTCCACTGCTTCAGTCCCAGGCGGAGATCCTTCATCAGATCGTTGATCGCGTCCTGGATCGGGATCGTGTCATGCAGGAGGCTCAGCCCCAGAAAGCACCACGGCACCGACCAGAGCTTCAGCCGTGAGAAGGGATACATCGAATGCCAGAACGGCGAGGGCCCGTCGTAGAGCACGAGCTCGGGGGTGGAGACGATCAGCCGCTTCTGGGGATAGAGCAGATCCCCCGGCTCGACGGTATAGCTCCAATTGGCGGTGGGATCCCCCATCACCAGGGGCTTGTTGGTCAGGTTCCGGGTGCGATCATTGAGGTAGGTGCGGTAGAGCACGATGTCCCCGGGGCGCACGGGCCTCGCGGCCGGCACCGAGGCCAACCCGCTCAGGGTGTCGCTCGCCGGGGTCTGCAGCCGCGCGACCACCTTCCGGAACCGGCTCATCACCGTAGTCAGAAGATTGTCCGGCGCCGGCCGAAATGCGGCCTCATACCCCGGATACTTCTGCCGCATTGCATTGATGCTCTGGGCCTCCCGGAACACCACCCCCTGCCACAACTGCGGAGAGGGATTGGTGCTCGGGCGGATCGGCAGGGTGTCCCGGAAATCCTTGGCAATGATCACATGGTCCCCGGTGCCCTGTCCTGCCCCCGGATCCCACTCCACCGCCAGATCCCCCGTGCCCCCCGCCAGCCCATACTTGATGCAATCCCCCAGGGTCATGTCCGCCATCGACTCGAGCCACCACGCCACGATCAGCCGGTTCAGCAGATCCCCGTGAAACCCGAACAGCGGGTTCAAGGCCTTGTAGCCGAACACCGGCTTGATGTCCGTCAGGGCGCTCACATGCGCCTGGGTGGCCTTCCGACTCTTGTTGATCACCGCGTAGGGGATGTATTGCAGGGTAAGCTGCGAATTATCCCGCTGCTCGCCGATGATGTAGCGCATCCCCTTCTCGCACTGTTCGTAGGCGGGATCGTCGCGGTTGAGCAGATCCCCCTCCTGCACGGCTTCCTGCAGCCACCCGAGCACGCGGGGATCCCCGCCCAGGCGCAGGGTGTCCGACATCATCGCGGGGAGCCCGTAGATCCCCGAGGGGCTAAAGTCAGGCATGGAATCGCGTCCTCCACCACTCCAGGAACCGGCGCCACCGCGCGTGCCAGGTGCGGGCCTCCAGCGCCTGCACCCGCTGCTCGAGCGCCGCGAGTCGGAGCGGAATCTCATCCGTATGTGTCATCCCGATCAGGGGCGGTGCGGCCGGCCGGGGCTGGCCGCCGACGCCGTGCAGGATCGGCACCCCGATCTGGGCGTCAGGCCCCAGGGTGAGCGGAGACGAGGGCTGTATCATGTGTAGAGCACCGTCAGCAACGGTCCCTCGCCATTGGTGTCGACGTCCAGATAGATCGCCGAGAGATCGATGCCCGCGGGGGAGAGATGATTGCTCGCCCCAAACGAGGGGATGGACGTCGCCGTCGGCACCGCCAGCACCGCGGCCATGTTCGCCCCGGTTGTCTTGTCCAGGGCACTCCCCCCGAGGTAGACCTGCCCGGTATTCCCGACCCACGCCTGGAAGAGCGCGGCCTGCACCGTCAGGAACTGACTCGACAGTTGCACCGCGGCCAGCGCCGCCTTATACGCGGGGAAGTCGGTCACCCGCTGGGGCGATCCCGCGGCGGCCACACTGAGCTTCCCGACAATGATCAATGGCATCGTTACCCCCAGACCGCGCCGAGTCGCGGCACCTCGACACTCCCGCCACCACCCCCACTCGATAGTTCCGCATACGTCAGGACCGCCGCCAGCCACGCGGCCGACGAGGCCAAGGTCCAGGCCGCGGTGTAGGCGTCGATCGCCGCCACCAGTTTCTGATCCGCCTCCCCAGGAATATGGGAGGAGAACGACAGCTCCTCCATGATCGGGGTCCACGCCGGCACCGTGGTCGCGACCGTGATCGAGGCTTGGTTCGCCTCGCATCCCATGAGCCCGAGCACCAGTTCCTCCGCGGTAATCGTCGGATGCGTCGGGCCGGCGCTGGGGGCCGTGCTCGTGCCATTCGCGACCCGCAGCCGATCGAGCACCAACCCCCCAGGGGCGGCAATTTCGAGCGCCGCACAGATCGTGAAGACATTCGACGATCCCGTGAAGCTGACGGTAATCGTGCGATCTCCGGCCGTCGCATTGGGCAAGCGAAACACAAAAATCCACATGTTCGCGGTGGGCGCCCGCAGATCCGGCTGATAGGCCCCATCCACGTCGTCCGCGCAACTGACGGTGATCCCGGGACGCCACGACCAGCCGATGACCAGAATCTCACTCCCCGCCACCACCCCATTGAAGGCAAAGGCCTTGCTGCCGACTCCATCCCCGGTCTGCTTGGCGCTGGTCTGCACAATGGAAATGGCCATGGCGCCCCTGCTACCGAAGCGGCGAGCCGCCCGCGCCTTTGGCCACCGCAATCTTGGGTTTCCGCGGCCCATGCCGCTTGGTTCCGACTTTCTTGGAGCCCTGCGGGGTCCGCCCGGAATCGTAGGCCCGATCCCCGATCCGCCCCGCCGTGCCGAAGCTCCCGACGTCCTTGTTGGTGCGGTCCTGATTCCACATCCGGAACCGGAGAGGTTCCCCCTCCCCATTCCGATAGCGTTGCTCCGAATCCTGCTCGATCCGCCGCAACGTATGCACCGAATCGATCGTCTCCTCGACCTGCATCAATCCACCGGAAGTCGGCACCTGCCGATGCACGGTGAAGCGTTGGAAGGGTTCCTTGGCGTCGATGGCGAAGTCGCCGGGGCGGGGGGCGATCTCCATCACCCCACCACACAGCATCCCGTCTGCGTCACCCAGCCCGAAATAGATCAGCACGGGACAGGACGGTGGCCAGTGCGGGCCATCCACGTCGGCGGCCGTGTTGGTGATCAGCGCCTCATACCCGCACTTCTCGCACCGCCGCCAGTTCTGGGCCATGCTCACACCTCGCGTGGACAGGGTTCCTCGCTCGTCACTTCGAGCATGACGGGCTGAAGGGGCTGATTGAAGGTCCACACCCAGAGACGGAGGGCTTCGCCCCGGATCAGCCGCTGCCGCTCCTCCTCGGTCAAGGTCCACTCGGTCAGGATCTTCCCGTCCTCGAAAATCAGGGCCGGGAGGAGGAAATACTGGGGTTGATCCTTGGCAAAGACCGCCACTCGCACCCGCTTGCGGGTCTCGTCATCCCAGGTATCGGTCAGGTCGGTGAGCACGCGCACAGGCACAGGCTGCATGATCAGACCCTCGCCACCAGATCAAAGAATTGCTCATAGATCCGCGGTGCCGTCCGCTCCACCAGTTGATCCACGGTCAACCCCTGCCGACTCGCCTTCTCCTGCAGCGCCTCGAGTTGATTGGGGGTAAAGGGCAGCCGGCAATGCAGGAAGCTGATCCCGGCCAGCCGGCTCACCTTCTTCAGGAGATCCGGCCCGTTGAGCAAGGATCCGCCGCCGAGGATCGTCTCCAGCTGCTCGAGCTCGCTCCCCGCAGCCACCACCGCGCGCTCCCGCAGGGGCAGCTTCATCGACGCCTTCAGCCGGATCGCCGCGAGATCCTCGAGCGACCGGCGCACGTCGTCCGATTCCTTCTGGAGCTTCCCCAGCAGCTCCTCGTCCACCTGCACACGTAGGATCGTCGTCATCATGGTCTCCGTGTCCATTGCCCGATCGCGTCCCCTTCAGTGAGCTGCTCCCCAAACGCGAGGAAGACCAGCCCGTCGATCCGCCGGCTGAGAATCCGCCCGACCGGGAACGGGATCGGATAGCGGAACCCGTCACAACTGTAATCCCCCGGCTCCACGAGGATCTGCCCCGAGACGAACACCCGCTCGTTGACGCTGAAGTGCGACGTCACGATCAATGGGCGCTGTTTCCCCCGATCGATCTGCACCAGCACGACATCCCCGATCCGCACCGCCGGAGGCTCCGGAGGCTCAGTAGAGGGTGCCGGCTTGTCCGCGGCTATCCGGGTCGTAGAACCACTCTGCGTCATCAGTCTCCGCCTCTCTGCGATCCTCCAGGGTCAGATTCTGGGCATTCCGTGCCTGATCGGCGGTCTGATCGGTGTTGCGGTAGTCCAGGGTCGCGATCTGACCCACCCGAAGCCGGCGCTTCTCCTCCTCAGCCCGACGCCGACGTCGATCCGCCAGGGGCTCGGTCTCACCCCCCTGCAGTCGCCACGCAACATAATGGGCGATCCCCGCCGCGATAATACAGTCATCATGGGCTCCCTTGGCCGCTTCCGCCTCCCACAAGGCGCCGTCGGTGTGAAAATCCCGCATCTCCTCCAGGGTGAACCCCGAATTGATGCGGCAGTCCGAGTAGCCCGTGATCGGGTCAATGGTCGTGATCCCGGTGTAGAGCTGATCCAGGAGAATCGGCCGCGTCCGCGGAGTGGTCACCCACCCCATCCGGGTGGTCCACCGCTTCTGCGGGTCGGCCTGATCGAGCACCTCCCAGATGTAGAAGTGTCGATACCCCAGATGCAACTGCAGGGTATCCTGGACCGAGATCCCGTGATTGTTGCACTCGATCGCGGCCATCGCCTCGCGACCATCCGGCCACTTGTAGAGGTTC